CCAACCCTTGCGGAAGAATTTAATAATCTCGCCGTCATTAGTTGTGTAACTCAGTCGATTACCTTCTTTAGTAAGCAAGTTAGCCTTCTCAAACAAATCAAGCAAACCGCTATATGGGTTCATGCCTGTCTCATATGGAATCTTAACTTGAACGCTTTCAAAAGGCTTAGCGTAACGTGTTTTCATTACCTTACAGGCACTACGAATACCACGCACTTCGCTAATCTTGTTGCCATCTTCATCTTCTTTAAGTTTCAATTTCTTCATAGCGACTACGATTGAACTTGCATAGATGAAGCCTTGTCCACCACTGATCTTATCATCAGGGTCAAACATATCTTGGCTAGCATAAGTGTGATTAGTAGCAACTAATCCTACGTTATGACTACCAAACATGTTCACACAGTTACGAACAAGACTAGTTAATGCCTTAGGCTTGCGACCCATATCACCCTTCATATCGCCTGCTTCAAACTGATTGACATCAGTTGGAGTCAGCAACATGCCAAGACTGTCAATGATGAACAATACTTTCGGCTTATCGTCTTGCGGAAGAGTCTTGTAACTCTTCATAAACTCGCTGATAGTTTTAGCAACATCATCAATCATTGCCATGTTAAGTTTAAGCAACTTGCTTTCATCGGTATCGACACCAAGTGCCTTCAACCAATCTTCATCTAGTGCATTCTCAGTATCGACCAATACAACAAAGATACCTTGTTGTTGTGCATGACGAACTAAGTTGCCTGAACAAATGTATGATTTGCCTGAGCCTGATTCGCCGGCAAATACAGTTACCTTACCTAGTGGGACTCCTTTGTTAAAGTCTCCGCTAATAAGATAATTGAGAGCGTGGTTACCGGTACTGACCCAATCAGTAGGATCATTGAAACCAATACTGAGACCTTCAATACTCTTGGTAATGTCTTTTCTAAATTTGCTAACATCGAATGGTTTCGCCATGTTATTTCACTCCCTTAGGATGTTCCTTAGGAGCGACAACGATATCTTCACGACCGATAGCCTTAAGCCATGTATTCAGTCTATGAATGATTGTGCTATCATCTTTGGGATTTTCAAAGTTGATATTACAGTCCATAACAGTATCACCGCTATCTGCTTCGCGGCTACTGAAATTCAATGAAAAACTTTCATTAATTTTAATTGTTTTTGCCATAAATTCCTCTTACTTCAAAATATTTCTTTTTGCTATTCTATCATTAAATGCGATTTTGTCAAGCATATCAGGACAACTGTCCGCGATACGATCAAGTTCATAGTCATTTGGATAGTGTCTTAGCGCACCACGGGCACGATCACGGACGATGCTCGGCACCCTAGGCGTCTTGCCCGGATCGCATAATTCCTCAAGTAATTTCTTACCCTGCTTTAGTGCGCGGTATCTTTCGTCTGGTAGTGTCATGGTAGTTCCCCTATGAAAAGAAAGAATGGGGAGAGTTAACTCTCCCCATCTTTATTAACCCTTCTGCTGACGGCTACGGATCATCGCTAAAATGTCCTGCGCCTTGTCACTAGAAGTACTCTTAGGAACTGTTACCGGTTCACTTGCTTTTGTTGATTCCTCATCCTCATCAGCATCCTCTACTACTTGCTTCTTAGCAGAAACATTCAAAGTAGTAGTCTCAGTCACATGAGGGGCACTTGATGCACTTGCTGGAGCCTCAAGACCATATGGACGATAGTATGCACCCCACTTGTCATTGTCATAAGGCTTACCATCTACTGAAGCCTCAAACATTTCCTTGATGACACGGAGTTCTGACTCGCTAGGCTTCTTAGGCAAGAAGTCAGCAAGATTGAAAAGACCATGTGCTTCGATAGCAGCCTGCTCTGCTTCAGTCAATGGGCTTTCACGGCGAGCCCAGTTTGAAGTAGAGTAATCAGCATAACCACCCTTGCTAGTCTTCTTAACGTTGAAGTCAGTACCATTCAACAAATCAGTTGGGATGTTTTCCATATCAGGATCCATCAAACTTGCCTTGATGATAGTAAAGATTTGTGGGCTAATGACGAATCTACGAATCGGATTCGGAGGAGTTACATCATTGCCGATTGGGTTCTGACGAACAAAACCTTGAAAGAGATAACTACGCTTCTTCCAATATTTGTTAGCCATTTCTTTGAGCGTGTCGTCTTTATACCAAGGACGAACTTCAGCCAAGATAGGACAGTTATCACCATACATCTCAACGCATGGGACCTGAACAACTACTTGCTTCATATTTGGATCACCCTTGACACCATTGAATGGCAACTTGATGATCTGACGCTCTACCCAGAAGAAGGTATTCTTTGAGTCCGCATCAGGAAGGAATCGAATGGTAGCAGTTGTACCTTCTTCCATGTTCCAGTGGGGATAAATTGCGTTATCTGATTGAGTGCGAGTACCTGTACCCGACTTCTTGCTTTCTTGTGCCGCGAGACGGGCACGGATATCTGCTAGATTTGCCATAGTATAATCTCCTTTATAAAAAATGCCTATGTTGAGCCTAAATGTGTTTTAATGTTCGTTGTCGGAGACAACTAACACATGATGACATTATATACTAACGTCATCGTGTGTCAATAATACTTATACCCTATTGATGAGTAAAATATATTAATTTATTGTGTATTGGGTAAATTACCTGCGAACGATTCTAAGAATGGCATCGAGGTCTTCTTGCCCTTCTTTGAATTCCACAGATTCGTTTGCGCCAACCAATTTGCCAATATTGTTATTCTTAACTTTCTCAGTTGGGCCTAATTGACCTACACGCTTTTGGTCAGCATCTAAATCTTCTGCTACTGTTGGTTGTTGTGCTTGTTGCCACTGTCTTAATGTTCCCTTAAAGGTGCCTGCTCGTTGAGCAGCCGACCATGCTTTAAAGGCTTGTCCTTCAGGGCTAGCTTTCCAGGCCGCCGTAGAAGCCACATCAGCTTTGGCTTTATCACTAATAGGTTCGCCGGTTACGCCATCGTAATTTCCAGACTTAGTAGGAGCAACTGCTGGCTTTGCTGCCGGTGCTACAACCTTTTTAGTCATATCCATTGTGCCACCTTTTTTCACAACGCCTGGCCTTAACCCCATGGCAACTTGTGGCTTACCAGTGTTTGGATCATATCCTTGTGGTGCAGCCGCAATTCTTGCTTTAGTTGCCGCATCTGGAACTACTGGGGCTGCCTTAGCAGGGGCTGCCGGTGCTGCCGCCGGTTTGTTGAACATACCTTTAGCCTTGTTAATTATATTACCAACAACGCCTTCATCCATATCTTCTTCTTTGACTTCATCTTTCGGTACAGCCATTCTTGGCTTACCATGTTGTGCGTGTTGTGGAATGCCGGCTTTCTTTTGTAAGTCTTTTAGTAGTTCTTCATCGCTAGGTGCCATGTAGTCAACAACTTTCTTGCCGACCTTCTTAAGTGTATCGACTACACCTTCATCAATATCACCCATGAGATCGTCTGATACTGTATCCAATACTTCGTTTTCTAATTCTTCATCAATATCATCATTTGTGATATTTAGGCGATCCATTACTATTTGTGCTACTTCATCTGTATCTAACTTATATGGATCGTCCATCATTAATTGAAATTCATCGATGGCGCGATATACATCATCGCTATTCAAATTTTTCTCACCACCTAAACTATCTATGATTTGATCAGCAACTTCACTACTCGGACTAAATCCTTCTTCAATACTATATCCATGTTCTCTAGCGCGACCTACTGCTGATTGTCTAAATTTCTTTCTTACACTTTTCATGACATCTTTGACGCCTTCTTCCATATCATCTTCAGCCAAATCAAATGCGTTTAGATTTGACTTTTCTGTGTTTTGATTATGCTTTAGTGTCATTGCACCCGGTGCTTCATCAAGTTCATCTATTGCGGGTTCGGCTAGTGTCTTTGTAGTTTCATCTTCTTTTTCTTTGAGGACATCATTCTCTGCATCTGTTACTGCCTTTTCTGCATCGGCTTCGATGTTTGAACCTGCATTAGCAACATCGTTCATGGCGCTATCAATGTCGTTTTCTATGATCGATGATGCCCATTCATCTAGTTCTTGGACTTCATTCATCTCAGTGATGTTCTTTGATAGTCTCTTCAATATAGGCATCACGCTTTCGATGCGCGGATCTAATGTCTCTTCTACGAATAATTCATTCAATGATGTATCATCATCTGCTTCTTCGTTGAGTACAGGAGTATAACTCTCAAAATATTTGTTATAACCACGATGGCTAGTCAAACCCTGCAATGTCATGCGTAGGTTGTTATAGTGCATCAACCCTTCGTTGACTAGTCTAAGCGCAGACTCATTGAATTGTCCATTGCGTGTGGCACGAACGAATCCTGCCATACTTGTATATTCTTCTACTAGTGTAGTGATATGACGACCTTTATCATCGTAAGGTGTACCGCCTTCTGCGATATGGCGTGCGAAAATTCTTGCTAAACCAGGGCGGTTAGTTGGTAACAAGAATCTTTCACCGCCCGCGTTTTCTACGAAAATCTTAGCAATGTTACGGAAACGCTGTTCACCTTCTTCAAGTTGGCGAGTGTGTTGAATGATAAGTTTGACGGTTGGGATACTGTCACTGTAACTTCTCTGCTTTCCTAAAGCATAATACCCTTCATTTAGTTGATCTTCTTTCTTTTTCATTGCCGTCCTCTTTTTCATATCGCTTACTAAGCGGTCTCTGTTGGTAACTTCCCATCTCAATGTTTGTTTTTGAGCCCAAGTTTTCCAGAACGAATTAAAGTTCTCAAACTTAGGTAAGTTAATAAATTTATTATCAGCCCATAATACTAGTTGACCGTCTAAAACCGCCAACCAAGCATTGCCTTCTTTACCGTCATTATCGGTAAAATATATCTTGAAAACATCAGCGTCGGTAATCTCTGATTCTTTACCCATGCTATCTAGAGGGTCAGGATTATAACCCTGAGCATACAGGTTATCATAAAGATTATTGTTTAGTGTTTGGTTAGTAATGGGCATAGAAGTATTTAGTGTATTTTAACTGATTACTGCAAAGAAAGGCAAGGGCGGGGTGAACTCTTCGTGATCGCGCATTCTACCCTCGATATCTTGGTGGAAATCCTGCAATTGTTGTAGCATTCTGACTATCAATAATGAGGCCATGACAAGATCATCGTTATCCCCCACTTTAGCGGCGTAACTTCCACCTGCGGCTACGAATGTCTTGAGTTCCGATATCAAGGGACGACTATAGATAGTCATCTTTTTACTTTCTAATAGTGTCTTAAACTTAGCACAAGCGGTCAATTTGACTTTGTGACTAGTGTTGAATCCCCTGCGCTTCTTTCCATATTCGCTGAAAAATATTCCCGGGATATTAGTCTCACCGAATTCGTTTAATGATATCAATGCCGCTTCGCCTATACTATTGTTTTCTAGGCTATAATATATATTGTTGGGTTCCCCCGTACATTCTACGATATATTTGTTTATCTCGCTGAGTAATTTGATCTGTTGAGGTATCTCAGTCTTGTTGTGCTTCCACTCACCTATCTGTGTAGTAGTAGTTGCTTCGAATATCTGTATAGCAGCCGGATCACTACCTGTACCGAGACTTGGATCTAGTCCTACAACATAGATATTACCCTTTGTAGGCTTCTTGTACCAGCGTACTTGACCCATGCGATGTATGGGTTCTACCCCTTCTAATTGTATCAGTGTGTTAGGATTGATTAGTGTCTCATCTGCGATGATGAACTCACAACCGATTTCACGATTGAAACGATCAAGACCTAACTGATTCTTCATCTGTTCAGCCCATGCTTCATCACGACCGGGCTGTTCATTCCAATATGATCTATATGCTTTGAATCCGTTCTGTCCTACTGCTGTCTTGTTGCCGAATTCATCTTCAGTCTTATTAGCACCCTTCCATATCAATGCGAACTGATCTTCGTCACTGTTTGGGGTACTTGTAATGATAGCCTTACCACCAGTCGCTAGAGTCGGTGTGA